CACTTTGGCAGGATAAACCATGGAACAACTTTTTGTCATCCCTCTGACCAACGTCCCGCAGCGGTTCACCATCGAACTGGCGGGCGTGGCCTACATCATCGTCTGCAAGTGGAATGGCGAGATGCCGGCGTGGACCCTTGACATCTTCGATGAGGTCACGAGCCAGCCGCTGATCGTCAATCTACCTCTGGTTGCGGGCGCCAACCTGCTTGAGCAGTTCGGCCACATCGGCATCCCAGGCAAGCTGCTTGTCTACACCGATGGCGATGAGTTTGCACCGCCCACCCTTGACAACCTCGGCCAAGAGGCCAACCTCTACTACCTGGTGGATGCGTGATGGCGACCGAGCAAAGACAATACCTCCGTCGGTGCAAGCTGATCGTCTCAACGGCCGGTGGTTCAGGCCTCGACCTGTCTGGCCTGCACATCAAGTTCGCCGTCAAGAAGGCTGATGCCCAGACGCCGAACACGGCTGAGATCCGTGTCTACAACGTGGCTGAGACGACTGTGGCTCGCATCCGCAAGGAGTTCAGCCGCGTCGTGCTGCAAGCCGGGTACGAGTCCAACTACGGCGTCATCTTCGACGGCAACATCAAGCAGGTGCGCTTCGGCCGTGAGAACGGGACGGACACCTACATCGACATCGCAGCCGGCGACGGCGATGACGCCTACAACTTCGCCGTGGTGAACACGACCTTGGCAGCTGGTGCCAAGCAGTCCGATCAGATCGGAGCTGCCGCGAACTCAATGTCGGGCCGCGGTGTCAAGCAAGGCTACATCGGCGACACGGGCGAGGGCAAACTGCCACGTGGCAAGGTCATGTACGGCATGGCGCGTGACTACTTGCGCCAGTCGGCTGAGGCCTCAGACACCTCGTGGTCGATCCAAGATGGCAAGCTCCAGTTTGTCCCGATGACCGGGGTGCTTCCCAACCAGGCCGTGGTGCTCAACAGCAAGACAGGCTTGGTTGGCCAACCTGAGCAGACGAACGACGGCATCAAGGCTCGCTGCCTGCTGAACCCCATGCTGAAGATTGGTGGCAAGGTGCAGATCGATGAGAAGGACGTCGCTCAGGCGAAGCTGCCCGACACCACGAAGGATGCCCAAGCTAACCAGCCGGCTGACATCGCTGCAGACGGGTTCTACCGCCTTCTGGTCGTTGAGCACTCAGGCGATACGCGCGGCAATGACTGGTACTCGGACCTCGTGTGCCTTGACATCGATGCCACGCAACCTCCCAACAAGCAGGTGAAACCAACATGAACCGCGAAGAACGACTAGACGACCCCGAGGAGTCCTTGCGCCTGGCAATGGAAAGCCAGCAAGCGCAGATCTGGACCGCCCTGCCCGGTGTCGTCGCAGCAGTGAACCTTGCCGCCCAGACCTTGTCCGTCCAACCGACGGTTCAGGGCTCGGTGGCCTCGTCCAACGGTGCCAAGCAGCTGGTGAACCTGCCGCTGCTGGTTGATGTGCCCATCGTGTGGCCACGCGCTGGCGGCTTCGCGCTGACCTTCCCGATCGCCGCTGGCGATGAGGTGCTGGTCGTGTTCGCCAGTCGCTGCATCGATTCGTGGTGGCAATCCGGTGGCGTGGGTGCTCCCGCCGAGGCCCGCATGCACGACCTGTCTGATGGCTTCGCCATCCTGGCCCCAACTAGCCAACCAAAGAAGCTGACTGGAGTCAGTTCCACAAATGTCCAGCTTCGTGATGAGTCAGGCACCACCTATGTGGAGATCACTCCTGACGGCAAGGCTCGTGTGGTGGCAGCCACTCAGATCGATGTGGAGGCTCCGACTGTCAACATCACAGGCGATCTGAACGTCACCGGCGAGATGAATCTGGTGGGCCAACTGACGCAATCTGGTGGCGCGATGAGCATTGGCGGCATCGTCTTTGATACGCACAAGCACACCGGGGTCCAGCCAGGGTCTGGCACCTCAGGTGGACCGACGAACTGATTTACAGCTTCACAAGCAGTGGATATAATCCGGACATGGAGAAGACAACGTGAGATACCGCCGACTGACTGAGACTGGAGACATGACCTTCGGGAGCCAGCAGGCTGACTTTCTCCGAAATACCCCCGAAACTGTGGCCCAGGCTGTGGTAACACGTCTGGGTCTGTGGCTCGATGAATGGTTCCTCGACTCGACTGAAGGCACCCCGTACGTGCAGGCGGCTCTCGGCAAGTATACGAGCCAGACCATCGAGCCTGCAATTCGCCAGCGGATCCTCGAGACCGAGAACGTCACAGCGATCACGGCCTTCGACCTGCAATTCGATCCCGATGAGCGAAAGGTGACCATTCAAGCGACCATCGATACCACATTCGGTCCAACAACTGTTGTGGGAGTAGTGTAATGGCAATCGCTGACCTCATCTATGTGGATGCCACCGGCTTCCACTACCCGGACTACCCGACGGTGCTCCAGTATCTTACTGATGAGTACAAGGCCATCTACGGCGCGGACACCTACCTCGCGCCTGACAGCCAAGATGGCCAGTGGTTGGCCATCCAGGCTTTGGCCATCTTTGACACGATGCAGGTCGCTGCCGCCGTGTACTCCAGCTTCTCGCCGCTGACCGCCCAGGCCGATGCGCTGAGCCGCAATGTGAAGATCAACGGCATCAAGCGTCGCGCGGCTACGTACTCGACAGCCGACCTGCTGATCGTCGGCACTGCCGGCACCGTGATTGCGAACGGCCAAGCTGAGGACACGCTCAGCCAGAAGTGGAATCTGCCGACGTCAGTGACCATTCCGCCCGGTGGCTCGATCACCGTGACTGCGACGGCAGCTGAGATTGGCTCCATCACCGCCGGGCCGAACACCATCAACAAGATCGCCACCCCGACCCTCGGCTGGCAGTCTGTTGACAACGCAGCTGCAGCCACGGTCGGAGATCCTGTCGAGACCGATGCCGAGCTACGCCGCCGCCAGACCTTCTCGACCGCCCTGCCGTCGTTGACCGTTCTTGACGGCACCATCGGAGCTGTGGCCTCAGTCCCTGGAGTCACCCGCTTTCGCGGCTACGAGAACGACAGCAACGCGACCGACGCCAATGGCATCCCAGCTCACAGCATTGCGATCGTGGTAGAAGGCGGTGACCAACAGGCCATCGGCGACGCGATCGCCACCAAGAAGACTCCCGGCACCGGGACCTACGGCACGACAACCGTCACGACCTACGACCAATATGGCCTGTCCAACCTGATCAACTTCTTCCGTCCGACACCTGCGACCATCGGGGTTGAGGTGACGATCCAAGCGCTGACTGGCTACACGACGAGCTACGCCGATCAGATTGCGGCTGCCGTTGCCGCTTCCATCCAAGCTCTGGACATCGGTGACGATGTGCTGATCACCAAGCTCTACGTCCCGGCCAACCTGCCTGGGACCCAAGCTAGTGCGACATTCGACATCACCCAGCTCCACATCAAGAAGAACGCGGGCGCCTTTGGTACCAGCAACCTGACGCTGGCCTTCAATGAGGTGGCTGAGTGCGACCCTGCTGTTGACGTCACGGTGATTGTGCTATGACCAACGAAGACTACCTGAACCTCATCACCAGCGAGCATCGTGGCAAGGAGAAGTTCGAGGCCACGGTGGTTGCCGGCGTCTCGCCGTTCTCCAAGCTTCAGGAGGTCATGCTTGGCTTGCCTGCCGATTTCGACATCGACTCAGCCGTTGGTGTGCAGCTCGATGCGGTCGGCGCCTGGATCGGACGGTCTCGTCGTATCGACACTCCGCTGGTTGGCGTGTACTTCACGTGGGATGACCTTGCATCTGATGGTTGGGATTCTGGTATCTGGAAGGGCCCATTCGACCCCGACAGCGGCCTGGTCGACCTGCCCGACGACTCCTACCGCGTCCTGCTCAAGGCCAAGATTGCAGCCAACAGCTGGGATGGTACCATTCCAGGAGCCTATGCCATCTGGGCCACGGTGTTCACGAACTCGCAGCTGGTCATCCAAGACAACCAAGACATGAGCATGGTGGTCGGTATCGCTGGCCAACCACTCTCGATCGTCGACCAAGCCCTGCTCACAAACGGCTACATCCCGCTAAAGCCAGAAGGCGTGCGGATTCAATACTACGCGATCGCGCCAGCGGCTGGGGCCCTCTTCGCGTGGGACACAGATGAAAGCACCGCGCTGGCTGGCTGGGATACCGGCCAGTGGGCAACTGAGTTAATTCCCGCCTAAGGAGAACATGAATGGCAACCAATGAGATTCTGCAGTTTGCAGAAACAGACACCGGCACGAACCTGCTGACCCAGGCAGAATATCTTGCCGACTCCCAACGGCCCATCGGCAACCAGCCGGGTGTGGCACGCAGCAAGCTGGTGAACAAGGCGCTGCGCCAAGCCTCGCTCATCGCCGCCGGTTTAGCTGAATACATCGCTGACAACCAAGCGAACAACATCACTGACGCTTTGACACCTCAGAACATCGCCGATTATCTTCAGGCTGCGATCACTGGAGCTCTTGGCGTCACGCCTCCGCAGTTCGATAGCGACACCTCGCTGGCGACGACCGCGTTTGTGCAACGCGCGCTTGGAAATCATCAACGCGCTATTCCGATCACAAGCGTTGGCAATTTTCTTGACAGTGATGTAGGTGGCGCGTTCTACATTGGCGCGGCTGGAACTTATAGTCTACCACTTATTTCGGCGGTTCCAGAAGGGGCTAAATTTACTTTTTTGGCAACCGTTAATGGCGTAATCATTTCAAGATCGGGCTCCGATCAACTTCTTATCGGAAGCGCAGGGGCTACAACTTTGACGCTAAATAATGGTGATACAGCTACGTTCACCAAGATCGGTACCTTCTGGGCATTGTTAACTGGAACTGCCGCGGGTCGCGGTTCTACGGGAGATTTTGGAAAATCACTCGGCACTAATGGGTACCAAAAATTGCCTAGCGGATTGATTGTGCAGTGGGGCCAGACCCCTGCGAGCGATGGCACTGGAGAAGCCCAGGCGACATTTCCTATCGCCTTCCCAAATAATTATTACGTCGTGTGCAATGGCCCGGCAACTCAACCTAATCCGACGATTGAATTGGTTAATTTCAATTTGTCAGTCGTCCGATTCCGATTTAGAACGGCAGATTCTACGGCTTTGCTTTTTGGGGCAAGTTGCTATTACATTGCCATTGGTCGCTAAGGAGAATCACAATGTTCTACGCAAAATCAACTGCCGGATTCTACGACACCGCAATTCACGGTGACAACATCCCCGCCGATGCGGTCGAGATTACAGACGAGGAGCACACCGCTTTACTCGAAGGCCAAAGCCAAGGCAAGCTGATCGCCGCAGGCGCCAACGGACGTCCTATGCTGCAAGACCCGCCGCCTCCTACTGCTGAGCAGATCATCGCCCAATACACAGCAGG